CTACCCGACAATAAAGCACGACGTTCTAAAAGGCATCGTCCGAAGAAGCATAAAGGACAAACGGATCCTTAGCGTATTGGACGCCATAATAGACAGCGAGGAAGGCGTTATGTTGGGTAGCCCAATAAGCCCGTACTTATCGAACCTTTATATAACTTACCTTTGTCATTACTTGAAGGAGAAGAAGGGCGTTAAGTGGCTTATAAATTACGCCGACGATTTTGGCATACTTTCCAACGACAAAGAGTTTTTGCACCGTTTGTTAGCGGACATCGAAGACTACACTAACGTAAAACTACGGATAGAAGTAAAGCGGAATAAGCAAATTTTCCCGGTAGCCTTAGATAGCAGCGACAAGCACGGCCGGGGCATTGACTTTTTAGGCTTCGTCTTTTACCTGAACGAAACACGGATAAGGAAGGGAATAAAGCGAAGCCTTTGCCGGAAAATTGCCAAGTTGAGGAAAGCCAAGCACCCTATATCACGGGAAGACTTCTTACAGGCTATTGCGCCGTGGTGGGGTTGGCTAAAATACAGCGATAGCCAATACCTTATTAACAAACTTAATAAAATAAGC